GTTTTGTTCCAAACTCTGCCGGTACATGTCTATCACACTCAGTGTGACGAAGTTTTTTTCCAATAGCCTATCTGCTCCTGATCCTTTGACGTATGTTTCTGCTACTGGCTGGCCTTCGTTCATTCGCCTGGCTGCTATTGCATCTGCATCGAATGCGGTGGGTTGGCTTGATCCGATCTGTGCGGGTTGATACGCAGCGGAGCATTTCTGTGCTGCCTTCACGAAATTGTAAGAAGTGGGCCATGATCGTGTGCGGTTGTTCTTCCGTACATCTTGCGACATCTTGCTCAGAACATTGTTAAGGGCGTCTTCATTGATGTTAGTTGATATCTCTGAGTTGATATCCTCGACCATTGCTGACATTTCGGTTGCTGCTCTTGATGTGGTGTGGTTTGCCGGTACATCGTAGGATTGCAGCTCTAGCTGTAACCAGTATCCGATTACGCGCGTTCTGTCTGAATAGTTCATTGGAGTAACTTTCTGTCGTCCTGGAGTGATCCAAGTATTGTTTGCATCTGTTGATCTGATGTCATGTCTTGCAACGAGGGCGCTTGAAGCTCGTCATCCCAGCGTTCACCGTTTAGCCATGTTGCCAAGAATGGGAGGTACTTGCGATCTTTATTACCCCAAGATTGGACGAATAACGCTAGTGAGTGCTGTAGCTGATCGGCTGACACCTTTCGTAATGCCTTTACCAATGCAGTTTTTGCTGTCCCCTTTCCTTGTTTCTTGGGGTACATTTTCCATAGATCTTCGAAAATAGACATATCCTTATTACTGGTTATATTTCCAAGGTTATTACTTCCAAGGTTAAGGGGGTTGCAAATTGCGACGGGGGGTGGTTGCATTTTGCGACGGGGGGGGTCGCAATTAACGACGGGTTGTTTTACTAGGTTTAAGCGATATCCGTTACTAGTTCTGGACCCATTGTTGCGGTTTCTCTCTACCTTTTCGATGAACCCCATGCTGCAAAGTGAATCAATATGACGAATGATGGTGGTTCGATCCATCTCACATTCAGTTGCAAGTGTTGCCAAGCTTGGGAAACAAGCGCCTGTTTCGCTGTTGTGGTGGTCAGCTATCCAGTAAAGCACAATTTTTGTGACGGGCTTGATCCCCTTTTTCTGCATCGCCAGTGCAGTCATGTAGTGTGACATCGTTTTAACCCTTTTCATTTGGGCAGGATCAGCCTATTCTGACCCTGCTGCTGCATTGGTTTTTGGTTCTTTCAGTGTATCCTACAGTATAGACCCTTGCAAGATTTGCTGCTTGCAGGGGTCTTTTTTATTACCATATCACTTCCGTAACTAGGCACGGATCTCCATAAGTTTTAACTACTCGCAGATCATAAACTTGGTCATCATCCTCAAAAACCACGCTATTGAATGAATCCAAGACGATTTTGGCAATGTTGTCGATATCGGGACGCCCTGGGTAGATCTCGTTGTTGATTGCCTGGGCCTTCTTTGCTTTGGTCCAGCTCTTTGGAATCTCAAATTGCGCCCTGATGATAACGCGGCACGGTTTGTCTGTAGGCTCTAGCTGGTGCAAAATCATGTAATTGGATGCAGTTGCAGCCAGGCGATGTTCAAACTTTCGAGTTTTATCTGGGGTGTAGACCCTACCCGTCCTGGTAAATCTAGGGCGGCCCTTCCCGACCGGTTGACCTGGTAACCAAATATAAGTTTTGGTCATATCCGATTCAGCCAGTTTTCAAGATCTACCTGACCTTCTGACCAGGCGGCTTCCCTGGCATCATGCGCTTCAGTCGCTAGATGAACCACAGTTTGATCTAGTCCATTCGATATCAGCTCAGTTGCCAGGCGGCTTTGTGATATTCCCTGCAAGTTGCTTTCGATATCAAGTCGAGTCTTTAAATCAACCGGCAACCGCACGATCAGAGCTTTTTTAGTTGATCCCTTCGATTGATATTTCATTTTCTTTTCCTTTGTTTTCAGTAACTTGTAAAATAAATCCACATTTTGTTAATAATTGTATTGACCCTGTTGTGATATCACATTAGTCTAATAGGTGAAGTTAATCAAGAGAGGAATCAAAAATGAAACAGAACATGAGAAAAGCTTATAACGCCTTGAAGAAAATCGGTTGCCCAGTAATCATAAACGATTGGGATCACAGCGACTTTAAAATCAACGGCGAAGATAACGGCAAAGTTTGCTGGGCCGACTATTACTGTGAGTTTCCAGGCGGGGCCTTAGATGACTTCGGAGTAAACAACAAGATCAACGAGATATTGGATGCCAACGGTTTGTTTGCTGAATGGAGCAACCCAGGTATGTTAAATGTTTGCCAGGCTTGATTTTGCAGTGCAGCTTCCGAGCTGCATCACTAAACCAAGAGAGGAAATAAGGATGGCTAAGATTCAAAAAGAAGCTGCGGTGTTGGACTTGTTCGACAATGGCGGCACTAGCCAGGTTGGCGAAAGGCAGACTGATATTGAAGATATCATCTTCGAGAAAAGCTTGATGGGTATGATCCAGTCCGGCGACAAGGCTGGGCAAGAAACCTGGTTCAATGCGGCGCAAGCCGGTCAAGTTATGAGGATCTGTTAAATGGCTTATATGAGTGAATGGGAAATTCAGCAAATGGCAGAAAGCGCTTTGACTTCTTACGAGATGACTGCTGATTGGAAATCTGCTGCCAACGCGGCTGTTGAGTTTGCAGTTGATGAATGGGAAATCAAAGCCACTCCAGCCCAGGCGGCAACTGCGGTTGCGATCGCGCAAACTGGATGGCAGGGAATAAAAATGAGCGTTCCCAAAATTAACTATCAACCTCAATATTAATCAGGAGAGAAGAAAATGGAAAAGCAGATACAAAAACTGATCGCCGTTATCAAGGCTGATTACGCAAGCTGTAAGTTTAGCAATGATGAAAACGTGAAACAAAAGATGATTGAGGATTTTGACAATTGTTTGGGTTTTAATGTTGGCAAGAAATACATCAAGATTATGACGGGCAACGGCGGCACTCCTATGAGTAGCGTTTGGGGCTTTGTTGTTAATGTTGACGATGATCGGAAGTTTAAGAAAGGCGACATTCTTTACCCTGCTGGTTGGGCGACACCAGCACGGAACAAAGCAAGGGGCAACATTGTCGAAGGCAACTTTGATTGGGTTCAGTGGACAGGCCCAGCTTACTTGCAACAGCATTGGAATTGATTTTGCAGTGCGCCTTCGGGCGCATCACTAAGTCAAAAGGAGAATAAAATGACAGTTAATAACACCAATATGACCGATCGTATGGCTAACATAGAAAAGGTTTTAGAAGATCAATTTGAAATCCATAAGAACCATCACGGCGAAAAGTATTGGAGGTTTGAGTTCGATGACATTGCGTCTCTGGAATATTTCTTTGTTGAGCAGATCCTTTACATCAAGGGCTATTCTTCCAAGGCGATCGGAACCGTGCTTTTAGTTTTTGAAAAGCATTACGGCTAGAAGGGGGATGAAATGAAAGAATGGATCAAAGACGGTGTGGGTGTGATGGCTATTTTCTTTACACTCTATGTAATTTTATTTTTTGGAGGTGCTTTATAAATGAATTTAACAGATTTTGCCGCGCTGATTGGTTTTGGATGCGGCCTAATTGTCGGCGGGGTTATTGTATTTTTAACATTTTCTTTCGTCTGGTGTTTTTAAAATGGAAATAAACAACCAAAAACTTATTGTAGATGAAAACGCAATTTGTAGAAATTGTAACGGAAACGGATATTTGAGGGATCTTAATTATAGAACTCAGATGACTGAATCAATCGATTGTTTTTTTTGCAACAGCAGTGGAAAAGAGACAGTTTTAGTTTTCAAAAAGGAGAGCATCAATGACTAATCAACTTTTGCAAGTAATCATTAAAAAAATGCACCACCGCCTTGCAACGGGAGAAACGTCACAGGCGGCAGCGCACAAGGTGGCCCGATCGGTCGTAGGCAGACGCCTCGAAACCCTGCAAGGGCTACACGCGCTTGGAGGCAGCGCGTCAGGGGAACAGATAGCCAGTGCGACCAAGCTATCTTTGTTTAGCATACGGCCGAGACTTTCGGAACTGTTAGAAATGGAAATGATTGAAGTAACAGAAAAGCGATTTAATAATTCATTTGGAAATAATGAAATTGTTTGGAAAATAACAAGGAAGGGGAAAACTTATGTACATTAAATTTGAGGAAATTTCAGCCATGTCGGATCAGATCCGAATGATAACCGGCGATGACCAGGATACTTTTCTCGACACATTAGATGGCGAAACAGATGCTATGGAGATTATGGGCAAGCTTGTCGAGGAGCGCACTGAAGCAGCCGCGCACGAAGTCGCAATGAAAGATCTTGCAGCAACATATTCTACCAGATCAAAAAGATTGGCTGCCAGGCAAAATGCAATTTCAATAACAATTGGACATCTTTTAGACGCTATGGGAGAAACAAAGATCAAGCACCCGATAGCCACAATTAGCAGAACCAAAGCCAGATGGGGCGTTAAGATATTTGATGAGGCGGAAATTCCTTCGCAGCTAACAAAAGTTACAATCAAGCCCGACCTGGCAGCAATTAAAAAACAAATGGATCAGGGCGAAAGCGTTCCAGGATGCCAATTTCAAATGGGCCAACCATCAATCACAGTGAGGATAAAATGACCGATTTAAAAACAGCAATGGCCGAAGTGAACGATCTTAACCGTAGCCACGGTGTCACGCAGCGGGGCGGAAAGAAATATACAGAAGTATTCGTGCGCGTTGAGGCATTCCGAAAAGCATTTGCACTAAATCACGGGATCAACACAGAGATCCTGTTAGATGATGGCAAGCGCGTGGTTATCAAAGCAACAGTGATAAACGAAGCGGGTATGATCGTAGGGTCAGGAATGGCGGAGGAGATCCGTGGAAGCTCAAACGTAAATAAGACTTCCGCGCTAGAGAATTGCGAAACAAGCGCTATAGGCCGCGCTCTGGCGTCGATAGGGTTGCATGGCGGCACATATGCCAGCCTCAACGAGATTGACGCTGTACCACGCAAGGCAAAAGCCCAGGCACAGCAAGCAGCCGCGCCAGCACCCGCTCCGGTCCCAGATGCCCCAACGGTTTCACTACTAAGCCACACCGGCAAGGAGCTGAAGAAGCTAGAACACCAGGAGTTTGCTAAAAGTTTGATTAAGATGTTTGGAATTTATTGCTCAACTACTCACGACAAAGATGGCGAAGCGGTTGAGCCGCGTAGGCGGATGACATTGCTGAAAGAGTTGAAAGAACACAATTCTGACACAATTACAGCAGTCGGAGAAGCTTTTGGAGATCAGATTGAAAAGGCTTACCTTAAAAGCTTGCGTGGCCTGGGCGCACAAAACGGATCTGAATGATGGAATGTTGGGGAGAGATGACAATCCGTCACAAAAAAGAAAGGATTGAGTTGGTCGAAAGCTTGGCTCAATCCAGGTTTACGCAAACGGAAGCCGCAAAAATATTAGGCACAACGCTAACCAATCTAAACACGTTTGTAAAAAGAAACGATATTAACTGGCTGTATATTCGGCAGGGGAGAAAAACAAAATGAAACCAGAAATATTAATTGCATTGGTGAGGGCCGCAGAACAGGGCCTAAGTAAACGTCAAGCGTCTGGAACCTTAGACATACCTTACCAAACTGTGCTTAAATATTCTAAAGATTATGGACTTACATTTATTGATGAAAGGAGAAGAGTTAATGAAAAGCGTCGAGAAGAAAGACTTAAACGAGATCAGGGTGGCTGCGACTATGAGAATGTCACGCCTATTAAAAATAATGATAGATCAATCTCAACAGAGCCAGAGGTACAACCTAAAACAGAAGCTGGAAGAGATCCAATCATTGCTGCAAATAGTAGAGCAGCAATCGACAAAAAGTTAAAAGATCTTTTTTTCCAGGCTAAATCTATTTCTGAGAAATTAGAAATTAAATATTGGTACAAATGGGTTTGCTTTGAACACGATCTTATTAAAAGAAAGTTGCGACCAGGTTTTCCCATCCATAAAAAGGAAGGGTGGCAGCACTCTAATTTTGCAAAACGGGAAAGTTTAGATAGACGAGGTAAAATATTAAAAACGATAGTATCTAAACCAAAAACAACTTCACAGATATCTGAACTTACTGGGTTCGATGTCAGGTCAACAGCTCTCTTTATGCACAATCTTTTTCGTGAAGGTAAAGTTGATAGAAGTATTGTTAATCCTCCAGGCGGAAACAAAAAGAATAAAGTTTATCTTTATCGCCAGGCGAGTGAAGCTTAATGACTTACTGGTTTGCCTTGGTGCTTACATATGTTGTGACGAGTGGCGTAGAAAGTTACGAAGCTAAATCTACAATATATTTTCCAAACAGCGATCTATGTTCCAGGGCGATCGATGCTATATACCCGATTATATACCATGAGTTTTCTCGCAATAGCATGGCGCAATGCATTGAAACGGATCTTCCGTCAGAAAGTATGCGACCAAGAGCAAGACCTAAACTAAAGTAATGGTGTGGGCGGCTGCGATAATGTTGGCACATTTGGTAGCACGAACCAAAACAAATCTACCCCGTGGCAAAGACTGTTAAGATTGTACCGCCCACCTAATACTTTTACGTTGGTTTATTTGCCATCACAAGAGCTGCCTCAAGAGTTTCTTTATTTCTTCTGGTCCAACCTTTTCCAAAGGTATCAAAAGTGCTGAGATTTTCATAGAATTTCTGTCGCGTGTGGTAAACAGCCTCAATGATCCGTTCTGGATCTACATCAGCAACAGATTGCAATGTCATAGGCCCAATAGATCCATCCTGAAATGACCCAACAGCTCTTTGAATTGCTTTGGCTGGGCGTTTGCTTCCAGAATTAACAGCCCAATCAAAGGCCGCCCAATCTAAGCCGCCAGGTAAATTATCACCACAGACTTTATCCCAATAGTTTTTCTTGTATATCGGGGCAACATCGTCAGGCGTCAGCGCCCTCATGTCTTCCTCAGTGCTTACCTTTCCTGTCCATTCGTCATACACAGCCTTGGTCACACCAAGATTTGTCATTCCGCCAGGATCTTTTTCATGATTTACAAAACCGCCTTCGTGCTTGAGTAACATTTCTAAGCATTCATTAAAGTTATCTTTCATTTTCTTAAACCCTTCATTGTACGGATTCCAAAGCTGGCGGCTATTGAAGCATACATCGCCCAACTAAACCAGCTTGGCGCAGCTTGTAGATTAATAAATCCTTGTTCCATGTAAGGCTGAAGCCCAGGCACAAAGCTACCTAACACTATGAAAATAAAGCATAAAGTCCAGGCTTCGTCCTTCCAACTGTCCTTACTGGCCTCAATAGCAGACTGTTCCCAAGTGATTTCTCCAGTAGCAATCTTCATCTTAGTCTGAGCTTCAGCTTTCTTGACCGCAGTCTTGCCGTCAATCACACTTGTTGCCAGCCCCGCAAGGCTACTCACTATGTTTAACATTGCTTTTCCCCATGTTTGTTACGCCAAAAAACACACCTATTATACCAGCAACACTTACAAAATAAATTCCAGCAATAGAACTTAGTGCAGATGTAGCCTCACTTAACCCTATCCAAGCAGTTACAATAATACAGAAAGGATACAGCAACATCCCGAACAGGCAAAAGTACACAACTCTTCTTTGCATATCTCTCTTACTGTCTTCATCATCTAAGCGCCTTCGCCTGTCTTCTAGATCCAGCAACGCCCACTCATCAACACAAATAGAACCATTGGCGTCTAGGTCTGCTTTCTCAAATTCCGTCATTATTTATTACTCCCCGCCCATAGGGCAGCACCCCAAATCATACCGCCAGTAGCAGTTGCAAATAAAGCTACGAAGAAAGCTATTGATAGAAACCAAAAGATCTTATCACGCTTCTCTGCCTCTTCCTCAAGAGCTAGCTTCTTTCTCTTACGGGCCTTCGCTGTTTCAGATACAACCATGTCCCATAATCCTGGTTCCGCATTGGGACCGCTTCTGCATAGCGAACGTAGTTCTTCCAAAGCTTTTTTATGAGCCATGCGCGCAGCGGCTATAGCATAGCCTTCTTGCTCCGAGGAGCTAAGACGACCTAGTGGGCCTTTGTGCTTTCCACTTTCAGCTAAGTTTATTTCACTTTCAATCTCAGCAAGTTTACCGAAGGCGGGCATGAGTTGATTAATATCTTTACCCGCCTTGATAGCAGAGCTAATACCACCAGCTACTTGTGTAACCATGCCAGCAAGAGCCAAGACCTCAATCATAAAACCTGTCTACTGATCTTGCGCTTCGCGCATAGCTTTGTATGCGTTGCCCACAGCGGTAGTCCAAGCGGCGTTAGCTATAGCTTGTACGCTTGCATGTTCAGCAGAGATGTCTGTCGCTGTGTGTGTCCAGCTATCATCGTCAGCTTTGACTGAGTTAAACGGCTGAAGAACGTGTCTGTGAAACGCACGACTAAGCTCAGTTAATGAGCCGTCTGCCTGTTCTTCCATGATCTTCGTAGCCTTGCGAACTTGTATGTTCCAAGATTGCACAACCTCAATTTTGTCGTATTCAATTACCTTTGTTATATCAGTATTCGACATATTTTATCTCCCTTTATGGACTGTCCGACCCTGTAATCCCACAGGGTTAATTCGTTATGATGTGGTGTAGTAACTAACGGTCATGTACATATCTTGAGCGCCATTAGCGTTAAAATCTGAGGAATTTAGTTGAACATATGCATTAGATCCTGACCAAAAAGGCATGAGTTGTGTTGTGCCGCTTTGTGCAAAAGCAACCATAGTATGCATACCACTTGGTGGGTTTAATTGGCGATACAATATAGAACCAGCCGCATTACGATTGCACGCAAAGGGCAAGCCCGTAAGTACAATCGTTCCAGTTGCGTTTGGAAGTGCAGAACTCGTATTCCCAGTTACAGTGACCAGACTTCCAATTTTCACATAGTTCCATGTTGTACTCGATGTGTTCGCTGATCCGCCCGTTCCACTCCAAGTTAAAGTTGCGGAACCAGTTTCATAATCTTCAAGATAATTTGCGGCACTAGTCCCGCCAATGTATATCCCACGGTTAGTCCCTAGCTTTATTGTGGAGTTGAATATTGCAGCACCTTCGTCAGACATATCAAACTTCAATGCAGTTATAAAACTGCCGCCGTCATTGCCTCGTATTAATATGTCTTTATCTTGCGTTGGGGTAGTTACATAAAAGTCCCCAGAAACATTACTAAGATGCGCATAAGTAGTCCCAGCGTCTAAAAGGTTTACATCAGCACCATCTGCATCAAGGTTAATATCGCCAGTCGCATCAATAGTAAGAGAACCTGTGGCTGTAAGGGTAGCCGCATCTAGTGTCATTGTATCTACAACCACACCAGCGTTGGCTGTGACTGCGCCACCAACCGCCAAAGTAAGTGCCATGTCAACAGCGCCGTCAATGTCTACAACGTCTAGGTTTGTAACCCCATCTACGTCTAAGCCACCACTCAGGGCTACGTTTCCTGACGTGACTGTTGCAGCAGATGCTAGCTCACTGAGTTCTTTTGCTTTTGTCATCTATTAAGCCTCCAATGCTGTGATGCGAGCTTCTAATTCGATTATTGTTTTGGCAAGCAGTGGGACGAGTTTGGATTGATCAATGCCCTGCATTTTTGGCACAACATGCTCTGCTGCCCATGTGCTATCTGATGGGTAGATGGCTGCTACTGCATTCCCATCCTCATCTGTTGTAGCTGATTTGCCAGCAGTCCAATCTGATTGCTCAATATTTTCTGCAAGCACAGTGTTGCTTGATGAGAGTACAACTTTAGTTAATGTTTGAGTTTCGTTGTGTGTGCCTGTGACACACTCAGGGACAACAGCCTGTGCCTCATGTGCGAGGAAACCATCGACTGTAGTGTCAGCATCAGCAATAAAGTTAAACCTAGCTGGCTTGAGTTGCTTAAGGCGGGTGGTGGCATCCCAACTATAGTCTACGTTTTCTTTGAGTCGGTGGTCTGATGAGGTGTTGTAGGCTACTCCTGAACCTTGTGTTTGAATAGTGCCGACAGTGCCGTTAGAATTATTAAGTGCAAAATGCGTTCTTGTAACAGCCGTGTCAGTTTTTGTATTAACTTCCAAAACATCTTGACCGTCATTTCGTTGGATAGTAAAAAAGTTACCTCCTTCACCCGCTTGGAATGGAATAGATTGCCCATGAGATACTTTGGTTGTCCCGCCTACTATCAGAGTCCCTACATTATCTACAGTAAGGTGGGTGGTTCCCGCTTCTTTTACGAACAGTGAACGCCCGTCTGGGTAGACAATGTTTAAATCGTTACCAGCGGCGGTTGTATATACGCCTCCCGCAGCAACAGTATAATTGTCTGCACTTACCTGAGAGTTAAACGTAGCCGCACCAGCATTAGACATATCAAGGGTCAATGCGGTAATTGAAGCACCGCCATCATTGCCTTGAAATAGGAAGTCTCCATCTTGAACAGCTTGGTAAAGTCCTATGCTACTTCCTGATTTATAAAAATCAAGATAAGTTGTACCACCATATAAAAACTTTATATTATCTCCACCAGCATCAAGGAAAATATCCCCTGCAACGTCTAGCGTTAGGTCACCAGAGCTTACATCAATCTCTTGACCATCTATTGTAATATTATCTACAACCACACCAGCGTTGGCTGTGACTACACCTGTAACAGCAAGAGTAAGTGCCATATCGACAGCGCCATCAATGTCTACCACATCAAGGTTCGTTGTGCCGTCTACGTCTATTGCACCACTAATATCTAAAGATCCGAATGAACCAACACCAGTAGTTGTAATTGTGCTGGCCCCATTATTAATCGTGCCAAATCCACTTGTTATTGATCCAGAGTTTAATGCACCAGTTGCCACAATGTTTGCTACTGCAAACGTACCAAATGCCACAATGTCAACTTCATCTCCAGCAGCTAAAGCACTTGCAAAAACGACTGATGAACCAGAGGTTGTTGTTATATCGGCTGGTGACATTCGGACACCATTGACGTAGACGTCGATGAAACCAGCATCGTAAGCTAAAGTATTACTATTGGCATCACTGCCACTTACTGTCGTTGGCGTGCCAGTTATATCGTAATGAAATCTAGCTGATGTACCATTAACAGTAGAACCAGCCGCTGCCCAACCACTAGACTTATAAACTTTTAGTTCGTTAGCCGATGTGTCAAAATATAAATCTCCCACGTTTAAGGAGCTTGATGGTGCTGAAGATGCTATCCTATATCGTTCTGCAAAACTATTAACTCCAGCAACATTTGAAGCCACAGTATTGACGTTAGTTATTGAACCGCCAACATTACCCATTGCCGTTACATTGCCACTCGTACCAAGCAACCCCATGTTCCCAATGACAGCAGAGGTTGCCAGTAATCCCATATCTTCAATCACTGCACTTGTTGCCAGTAACCCCAGGTCTTCTACTACAGCGCTTGTGCCGAGCAACCCCATTGAAGTTACATTAGCACTTGTTCCTAGTAAGCTCATATCTTCAACGATAGCGGCGGTTCCCAATATTCCCATATCTGTAACAACGGCACTTGTTCCCAGTAAGCCCATAGAAGTTACGTTAGCTGACGTACCAATGTTACCCATTGCGGCTACATTAGCGCTTGTAGCTAGTAGACCCATGTCTTCAATAACGGCAGCGGTAGCTAACAAATTCATGTCAGTGACAACATCTGAGCTTCCCAGAATATTCATGTCGGCTACAACATCATCTGTACCTAAAATTGCCATATCAGCTACGATTGCAGATGTGCCTAGAATGGCCATATCAGCGACTGCTGCTGATGTTCCCAGTAAGGCCATTGCAGATACGTTGCCAGACGTGCCTAATAAAGCCATGTCCTCTACGATAGCAGCCGTGCCTAAAATACCCATGTCAGTGATAACGGCACTAACCCCAAGCAATCCCATTGCCGTTACATTGCCACTTGTACCCAGTATGCTCATGTCTTCTACAATGGCGGCTGTACCTAAGATTGACAGGTCTTCGACAGCAGCAGTCGTACCGAGAACATTAATAGCCGCAGTAACATTAGCTAAAGACTGAACAGCGGTAATTTTTGGACCGACTTCTGGATCTCCGCTTGTTGCGTTAAACCCCAGAACCGTACCCTTACGCACATTCTTTACGGGGAGCTTGAGGTTTGTAGAAACATCACCAGCGTCAAGAAATAAAGAACGATTAATTTTTTCATCAAGCTGTTGTGCCATGATAACATTACTATCAAGTTGTTCATTCAAGCTTGAAGCCAACAAATCACCAGCAGTAACAAAGTCTGTTGTTCGAGATAACTCACGACCACCAATGATTGTAAGAACATCTGAAGATTGCAAAGCAACTCCAAGACTAATTGAACCAGTACCGTTTGAGCTAATTGAAACGCTATAGTCATTAGTTAAAGTTAATGTTGCTGCGTTTTTATGCACAGAAATATCGGTTGCTGCAAGTATGTTAAAGCTAAAGGCAAAAGGTCCAGTGCTGGTATTACCAGTAAACTGAACTCTCCTTACAACAGGGTTGATTGGGACACTCATATCTGTTTCCTTTTTAATCGCTCAATTTATAGCACGGTTATTCTATTCAATCAAACACGTTTGATAGATCTGGAGATCTTGAGGGTGAAGTGTCACCAGCAGACCACCAAGATTTCTGACCATACTGTTTCCTATAGTCTTTTTCTTTTCTTCTAAACTTAGTCCTTGCCTTGGGGTCAGCCCATAGTTTCGCCTGGTCAAGTACAAGTCTCTCTAGTGCCAAACGGGAGTACCAAAGAGATGATCCAGGTGTATATCTGCCAGCAAAGCTAATAAACTCTGACGCCGCGTTTGTATCTTTACCCTGGGATGCTTGAATAATATTTTCAATAGTAAGCTTTTGAAGGTCGCTTGCAAACCCAACCACAGGACCGGCAATTGTAGATGCTAATCCATCGCCAAATCTGTTTACATTTCCAAACATAAAATCGCCATATATACCTAGACCACCGCCCTGCAACAGAGCCGCGCCCCAAAACTCAGGACTATCCATTGGCCTTGGATCGCGACCTTTACTCATTTCTTTGAGCTGCATTGCCAAAGCGCCCATTAGTGTCGTGCTAATTAATAGATCTGCAAAGTAAGTGCCTTTGCCACGGGCCGTTGGTTGAGCCAAGCCACGCATGATATGAGTATTAACTAACGTAACCCCAAAACCTTTATACATAGCAAAAGATCTGGTCAGCTCACCGGCTATTGTCCCTGGCCTTGTGTCTCCAGTTAATGCAGTACGTCCCCTAATTGAAGTGCTTGGAACAGCAAAGTTAGTTTCTGTGTCTATCATAACCATTAAAGCGGTTGCCAAGTCTTGAGCATCACCGGCGCTTATGTCAGTACGGTTTTCAATCTTATCAGCAGTAAGGAATGACGCGCCTTCATGTTCGTGAAGGGGGGTCTTCCTCATTACCTCCCATTTTTCCGCGCCAATATTGTAGTGGTTCATGCTTTTCTGCATATTTGCCGGTAGCTGATCGAAGGTCTTGCCAACATTATCACCTAGAAAGCCAAGGTATTCCATGCCAAAGGCCCATCTACCGGCCTGGGTCCAAGGGGAAAGCAACGAGGCCCTCATAACAAAATCACTTATTCGCCTGGTAACTTCCGGCCCTGACATATCTCCAACATAACGCATTTGACCGGCTGCAAGCGATGACCAACCTTCAGCAGTTAGGCCAATTCTTATAGCCAGCTTGCCTTTTTCTTTAAGGGTAAGAGGGTTCATAAGCTTTAAGTAACTATTAAGAATTTTAGTTTGTGGAAGCCCGTTCATTCCCCTGGCTATTCTACCAAAATTCATATCCGTAACAGCGGCAACGGCAGCAGATCCAAGTTGGGCCGATTGCAGAGTTTGGCGAAGACCGGCAAATCCAGTAGCAAACACCCCGTCAACTGGAGCGTTATTAGTTCCAACAATTACAGAATATAGATCATCCACAGCTTCCCCTGATTTTGTGGCTGCTCTCATTTGCTTTTCATCACCTGATAGGTCAGCTTCTTTTCTTAAAGTATCTTTAACAAATCTAACGGTTGCTTTTGGATCTGGCCCCAGGACTTCCATCATAGCAATATCACGCGACATTGTATCTATATGACCCATCATAGCATCGAATGGGTTAGGGTTACCAAATTTCTCCTGGTATTCCATCCAGGATTCGGCGTCCTTAAATACAAAGAAACGATGGTCTTGGTTCCTAGAAGCAAGAGATTTATTGCCCGAATATTGACCTTCTTTTATTTTGTTAGACCCATCTGATCTTATAGTTTCATAAGAATCTCGTAAGGCAATCTCAAGTTTTTGCGGAGAAAATGCCAAGCCGGTTTGCTCGTCAACCATTTTGTTTAAATCTAAACGGCCACGAATAAAATTGCTCCACTCAGCAAATCCAGCAGAACGAACTTTAATAGAGGCGTGAAACTGAGGAAGGCCCCAATCAATTCTATTAACTATAGCTCCGCCAGCAGCATTAAACCTTTTGCGAAGATATTCAGAGGAAGCTTTCCAGCCCTCCATCATCTGCCTGGCAGAAATATCTCCAGTATCTTCCCCAAAAATTTCACGAATTAAATTCTTTAACTTAGCTTTTTCCTGAGTTTCCCCAATAATATTTCTTTTAAACGTAGCCAGATATTCATTCATAGTTGAATTAGCTCTGTTCTTTACTACGGAATGAATTTGAGCAACGCTTTGAAATTTAGATGTTTGAGACTGCTCGAATAAATCTAATGCAGCTTTGTATTTGTTCTGAATGCCAGTAACTGTTTTAAAGGTATCCAGATGTATTTTTATTTTCTGCCAGGTCTTAGCCTGGAGCATAGCACGGCGCTTGCGCTCTAATATGAGCTTTTTGGTTGCAATGGTTGTTTCGCCAGCAGCTCTTGCTGTAGCAGCAGCCCCACCCATTTGCTTATTATACTTAACTTCCAACTCATCAAAGAGGCTAAAGATTTCGTCAGCACTCTCTTGGTTAATTTCTCCAGCCTTAACGCCATCATCAATGCAATTTTTAAAAGTCATATTGTGCAGAACTCCAAACGCTTAATCATTAATTCCTGTTGATCCAATTCTTTTTTCAAATTTGATAAGGTCATAGGTACAACTTCTAAATCATCTCCAGCAGCATTTGCCTTTTGTCCCATAGGAAATTCAAGATCAAGGTTGACATCTGCCGAAGTGATATCTAAATTGAGGTCGGAGGTATCATCCATGATATTTGTTAATTGGGACGGACGTCCCGCTATTTCCATTTCACCATCAGAAGCCGTGGCGATCCTTGAGCCAGGTGGCGCTTGGACATCAGTAGACGCTCCAGATGTCTTTGAGACAGGACGAGTGATCCCTGACGAAGCGGCGTTTATGTCTGCATTCGAAGATACTTTTGGCAAGTTATCTATGCCTGACAATGATCTGAAAGATTGATCTTCGCTTTTTAAAGCATTTGCATAAAGCTCTCTCATTTGAAGAGATATAGCTTCCACCTCTGCCGGATCTTTTGATTTCCGCATCTTAGTATAAAGCTTAGTGCCGGTTTCTTCTTTTGCAGCGCGAAGCTTTGGCGACCATATTTGAATTTCAGAAACAATACCGTTTGGCGTTCTGACTAAAAGCTTGCGATCAAAGTATCCAGCCGGTGTGAAATTCCAGCCTTCATCCAATATTTCTGCATCCCGTCCAAATCTAGCAACAATAGCGTCAGCATCTTCTGCTTTATTAATTATAAATCCACCGCGCGATATGTCCGTCATTTGATTTGATGAAACATATCCTTTGCGCTGCATTTTACTTTTGGCTTCTTTGATCTTCTTTAATCCAGGGTTGTCAAAGGTAACTCCAAGATCACTTTCAATATCCGCAGCTATTGTTGCAATGTAGGATTGGGATTCATCCGCAATTGCATATATATCATCAACAGTTTCTACCGGCTGACGCGCTTTTAGATCCGCCTCTATATCATTAGGACTTCTTGCGGAAACGTCGGGTGTAACCTCTTCAACACGAAACATATCTTGCTCTAGCTGGTCGGCCTGGCGTTGCGCTGCTATGCCTGTTGGTTCGTCGAATCCGTCAAGAGCTGGTTCTTCAATCTCAGATTTTGAGATCGGCGCTGGATCATTGATAGAGCGTCCAATGTCGCCATTTGATATGCGTTCGAAATCGCCTCCGTCAATTGCTTTTCTGATAGCGTCGATAAAGCCTGCTGTAGCCTCGACGTCGCTTCCTGTGTCTTTGGCTGTTCTTGCGGCTTCGTTAAGGGCGTCTGAGAGGGGGCCTTTGCGGTTTGCGAGGGCTTGGAGGAGCGTGATCGTTTGGGCATCTGTAGTCACCTTTTTCTGGTTTGCGTTTTTTACAAGAACATTTCCTTCAGCTTCTAAACGCTCTGAGTTTTTTACCAAGGTTTCAAACGCTGCTTTATCACGGCGCAGCTCTTTGTAAGAATTATTTAATATCTTAGCCCTTTCAATATAAAGAGTTTCAGTAAAAAAGCTCTCGCCAAAAAGATCAATCTGTTTAATTTGATCGGTATCTGACTCTCGAACCTGACGAATTATAGCCTCTGCCTCGAAAGCAGTTGCCGGTTTTGTTTTAGAAAGAACTTTAATTGCCGCTTCTTGCAAGCCAGCATCATCAATTAATCTGCCAACAATAGAAGCATAGTTAGGAGGTATAACTTCGTTTACAACTGACATAAAAGCATCATCGCTTAAACGCATCATGCCCCTAGCTTGAACCGCTATTTGTGTGCGTGGAAGCCTCGACTCTTTGCTTGGGTCAAATCTAAGAACCTTTGCCGCATCAATAGCTCTACCTGGGGAATAAAACTCAGTCTCAACTATATTTTTCAGAGCAGCTTCAACCATTGCCTGTTGTGGAGTAATACCATCGACCTGTCTAAACTTACGGGCGTATATTGTTATTTTTTGAGAAGGGTCTTGAGCTTTAATTCTTTTTGCTAGACCTAATCGTTGGTGTCCATCGGCAATAACTACACGACCATCGGCATATTCGTAAACGTGAACAGTGCCAGAGGCGGAGTCATCCCAAACGACTTCATCCCTCAATCGGCTTGTAACGCCAAGCTCATCACTGTCAGATTTAAACTGAAAAGTCTTAGCATCAATTTCAATTTCATCAGGATCATACTTAAAGATAACACCGTCAAGATTATCTATAGCATCTGCCCTGATTGGAAGCCCTGCGTCTTGAGGAATAATAACTGGTTCAGCATTAGCCGTGGCCGCGCTTGCTGCTTCTAACCGCTGGTTGTGAACCGATATCGCCTCATTAGGATCTGGCGTAACAAATGGGTTTGCCGCTTCAAGATCCGCCTGGTTTGTCATAGCATCTATTACTAGTTGATCTTCTGGGGTTACGTTCTTTGTTCCGTTTGCAGTTAAGGCTCTCCAACCCCTTTGAGACTGTTCAACACTAAGTCTAAATCCACGACCAGCGAGAGGTAGGGCCGCGCCGAAAGCAGCGTTTGCTCCGACATTGTACACAAAATCCTTAAATGTATATTCAAGACCTAGTTCGTCATACCAATCTTTAACTGCTACTTCTGAAATAGCACCAGTGCCACCGTTTATAAGAGCGTTCTGCGCCATTCTTTTCCACAAGCTTTTAGACCATCCCCCGAAAGGCATTGTTGCCTGGGCTATTGGGTCAGCACCTGTTGCTCCCATAGATCCTATAAACCTACCAATCGCACCGGCCATGCCTGGGTTGGTTTCGTAAAGCTCTTCAAGCTCGGCCCTTTGCCCCATAACAAAATCCTTTGTCATTTCGGCAAAGGTTTCTTCATTTACAGAAGCTAGATCTGGCGGCAGCGTAGATTGATTATCACGGATAAAACTAAATATGTTTTCTGCTAATTGGTTATAGCCTCTTTGATCTCCACCAATATTACCAGCTAAAGGGGAGCTTACTAAAAGCGTACCAGGGTTTATATATTCGTTTTGTCCATAATATTTTGATAAGCCAGGAACTTCAAAATCTTTCAAAGCATCCATAATGGGTTTCCAAGCTTCAAATTTTGCAAAACCTTCGCTATTAGAACCACTGTCACCATTAAACTTTCCAACGGTAAAGGCCGTTGTTACATTTTCCAACCAAGGCGCTGGGGGCTTGCTCCTATATTCGCTAGGATTTAAGGCTGGGTTTGTTTGGGAAGATCCAAAAATCATGGCAGGGTCATTTCTATAAGCTTTCGCATATCAATCAAAACAGCTTCGCCGTCAGTATCTAAAATTGTTTGTTGATTTTTATACTTTATTTCGTAATTATTTCCTCCAGCATAAACCAGATTGTAATCATCACTTCCAGAAGTATAGGCGTTTTGATCATCGCGGGTGGGCCTTTTAAATCCCCCCAAGGCTTCAAGCATTTCTGGATCTAAGGATGTACCATATCCAATCGCATCTGGCACAGAATTTCTGATGCTTGAAATGGATGCCATTATATCCTGTGGCGTTGCAGTTTCTAAAGCGTTCTCATAATTATCCGAAGTAAATCCAGGGAATATATAAGTGTTTAAATCTCTAACCTCTTGGACACCGCCAGTGCCAGCATTTATATCTGCGCCCATTGCTCTATTAATTGAGTCAATCCATTTACTTTCGTTAAAGAAATCATCAGATCTAGCAACATCAGCGTAAATTGCAGATGCGGTCAGCATAATGGGGGCTAAAGCCCCATCGACCTTTGCAAGAGATTCAGAAGTTAAATTTCTAAATGCTGGATCTATGTTTGTCTTTGTAAATTCAGCAGGGCCTTGAGTTTTTGGATCTGATATTAGCATTTGACCCCTTAAAGCAGATTCAGCACTAGCAAGACCACTGCCAGTTTGACTAGATACAAGAGATCCGACTTGGGCAAAGAATGGAGATTCTTTAGATATTTCCTCTAAAAACTTCGGAGAGTTTTGACCAGAGCCTTCAACGATAAGGCCAAGAACTATCATTTGATCTGCCATCGTCCCATTTTCAAGAATGTTTTTAACTGCTAATTTTTCTGAAATTGTAAGAAATTGTATTGGAGATCCGTATTTACCAGATACCAACCTGGCGTCCCCTATGCGCTGTAAGATCTGGTCACTGACTTTGCTAGGATCAGTGAAATCTATAGGAGTAATGTTAACTCCATTACCGCTACCATCACTTAATCCAACTTTTGCAGCAAATGAAATTGGATCTGATTTAAGCTCGGCTTTCATATTAGAAAGCATTTTTTCTGCAAGATCTCTAACTTCAAACTCGAAAGGAGTATCAACGCCCTTTGCACCCACAAAGGTATCTTCACCAGGGCTTCCGTCAAGTCCAGGACCTTGGCGAACTGTAGAACCTGTTTTTAAATAATCTGATATAAACTTCTCTATATCAGCGGGTCTTGCCGTAGATAAATCAGTGGCAAGCTCGTTCATGTCCTCAAGATTCGATAAATCCCGCAATATTTCTTTTGTTAATCGTTCTGGAATATTTCCGATTTTGCTTCTTAAATTATCAATAAATGATTGGCTCAGTGGCTGTCCCGAATCTAATTCTTTTTTAAGAGCAGATAAGGATTCGGTTGCAAGATTAATGAAAGGTTGAAATTGTTCTTTTTCTTGAGCCTCAAGCCCATCTACTTTTCTTTGAGCCGCAGCTAAATAAGTAACAGCAGCGTTGTAGGTATCAACCTCAATTAAAGTATCACGACCCGCACGGCCCTGCCCTTCCATGCCGCCCTTTAAGTCATCAACTTCAGCGGTTAAATCTTCAAATGACATCTGCCTATAGACTGAAGCTCTTTCAGCATTAAACTCAAGCATCCTAACTGCCTCTTGTGCTTTTAAGCCGCTTTCGTTTTCACCAAGATTAATAGCTGCGGTTTTTAGGCGCTCTATTTCTGCTAGGCTGGGCATCCCACCTTTGGAAAGGATACCGGCTTGTTCTCTAACATCAGCCACAACTCCAGCACTCTTTGAAGCCTGCGCTCTTAAATTATTATTATAAGTAGACGTTAGGGATTTTCTAAATGATTGAGTTTTTTCTAATGACATTCCAGGCATCGGAGTAGTCAGAAGAGTTGATAGCATTTCTTCTTGTTCAGGAATAGAAGATTTATTAAATTCAAATATTGCTTTTTCTTTATAAGCTGCATTGTTAGTGCCAACCTCAAAGGCATCAAGCTGTTCCTCAGTAGCGCCTAACCCAGCAAGCAATGTTACAGCATCCGCAACTGATTGTGATATTTGTTCTTGTGAGTTACTCCCTGCCCGTATGGCACTCTCAAGTATTTCATTAAGTTTTAAGTCAGCAATATCAGTTAGTTTCTTTGCAGATCTGGCTGCTTGAACTCCAACATAAAAATTAGAATAGCGTTCTTCAGCTTTTCCTATAGCCCCACCTAAACGTGTTTGCAGAAGCATTGACGCCCCAGGATCAACGTCAGCTAACGCAGATGAATAACCATCGGTAAGATCCCTTAGTTGTGCCTGGACTTGGGTGAAAGATGTTTTGTTTTTCTCACCATCGTTAAGGATCTGCATAATATATACTTCGGCATCTGCCTGGACTTGAGCAACAGCTACCTGAGAACCTAAAGCGTATGCAGATTTTTCAGCAATACTTCTAGGCCCACCCTTTGATTTAATATCTTTAAGAGTGGGGAAGGCTCCATCAGTACGGATAAGCTCTTCACCCCTCATTTTAGCATCGTCAGCACCTTGCTTCATTGCAAAATCAGACATCCGGCTAACTTGCTGAGAAATATTAGTACCAAGACGGGCGGCTTCCCGCGTGTCAGCAAAATCTGTTTGCGTTGGCTGACGGTCAACAATGCCAAGTCGCTGATATCTAGGGAGAATTGCCATGCTTGTTTTCCTAACTCAATTGTCCGTATCGATATGCACCCTGGCCTACAGATCCGGCAGCAGAAACATAAGACGATAACATCGCAGACCTACCAGCAGATCTATAAATTCCCGCTTGGCTTTGAGCTTGGCCCAGCGCCAATACCGCATTGTCGGCAGCTATTGATTGCTCTCTTACTCCCTCATTCATTGCGTATCCCTGCAAGGTAGAAGCAGAGCCAGAAGTGGGATCAACACCGCCAGCCGCAGACCTAGAAACGATTGCCGCCAGTGTTTCATTTAGGTTTCTCAAAGCGTCAGCGCCTCTTTGCTTATAGGCAATAGCCTCAGATCTGCCGCGTAGCTCTGCTTGCAACGCCTGGGCGTCATAACCTCTTTGCTGGGATCTACCGGCTGACATCTGACCCGCTGCTGAAACTCCAGCCATTAATAGCTGACCGCCTCCAGAAGATGCAAACGTCATGGCGGCTTTTCCCGCCGTTAAAATTGCTGGTGCTAAAGCAACCATATCTAATTCCCCACGCTTAAACGATAATCAAGACCAAGAACGGTCATAGCCAAAGGTACGGTTTGGCTTATTGTAATTTGTCCCGTTTGACTAAAGCCCAAAAATCCATGTGCAACCTTAGTGCCGGTAAATGGCTTAACCGCTATGTCAAGGACATCAACGCCCAAACTTCTAAACGAAATTTCTTTTTCATTAATGGTCATGTCTTGAGTGTTGTTTACAATTGCATCAACTTGAATGATCCGCTTCTTAAATCCCTGCACAGATCCACCCGAAAGCACAGGTTCGGCTGGCATAGTTCTAACTGTAACAGGATAATCTAATCCGACTTGAAAACTAGATGTTGCCGGTGTTGTAAAGGTAATTGTAAATGGTGAGGCGGGGACCGTCTGAGAGGTCAGCACAACGCCATCGCGTATTATTGCTACTGTCTTACCCCGTAGCTGTGTCATTGCCACTGAATTAGCAGCTCCGCCCGTCTTGGCGCTATCCAGCGTAAGACTAGAATCAAACTTCTCCAGCATATACCTAACTTGGCTGTTTACTGTGCGTTTAACAATTACATAAACATCAGCAATCTCAACCGATACCGCAATAAAATCGCCATCTGTAGTAAAACGGCTAGGCGCAATAACATTCTGCCCCACTAGAATAGAGTAAACGGCCATAGATCCGTCTGTTCCGTTTACAATAAATATGCGATCACTCTCATCAGTAGAGGCAGCGCGTCTAGCAGCCAGGTCAATCGGGTTCTTTAACAGGTGAGAGCTAAGAGCAGAAAGAGGCTGCACCTGGTATGATGCAGTTTTGTCACCGAACTGGAAGGCGTTTAAAGATTTACCCTGCCTTTGAATAAACACGGTAGCACCGTTAAGATCTTCAATTGGAAGACCAGGTTTTGTTCCCAGCCGTGTCTGTGGCCGAACAAAGAAAGTGGATGGAGTAATCGGATTATCGCCAGACTGAAGAACCGCAAACTCTGCGCCAGTAGTAAAGACGCGCAAGTCGTTTCCAGAAAACAAATTAACAATGCTGTTAAGCTGATTTGTGTTTATTGTTGCCTCAACGCTTTCATCATCAAGCCCACTTCCAGCCCCGAAGTCAAAGAAATTTATAACTTGCGAACCCCATATTGTATTAGCTCTTGATTTAGATCCACCAAAATATAGACGCCCCTCATGGAAAGCGGCAGACCTGGGCCAGCCACGGGCATTAGACCAAACGTCTTCATATCCCTGTTCGCTTTCCCAGTTTCCAGCAACAACTGCACTTGTGTCAAAAAAACTAACTTCGGTAACAGCCTTCATTACCGTGTTAGAAACAAATTCAACATAACGAGCGCGGCCAAATGTGCTTGTTACTTGAGCAAATCCACCAACGGCAGAAGCTTCAAAGGGATGTACAGAATAGTTTGACGTTCCATTCGGCGCAGTATCCCAAGGAGGATATACTGTTAGTACCTTTGAAGAACCAACATAATCCTCAACCTGGCGCGTTTGACCTGATCCAGTACCAGAAGTAATTTTGACAAACATTCCGTTAGGTGCATCATCGGACGAAAACGAACTTGAAGATTTTAACGTAATTGTGTTGGCTGAACCAGCTTGAGCATTTCCAGTATCCGTAGTTGCAGCAGACGCCGTTATAGTAATATTTCCAGTAGACGCGCTGGGCGTAATTGTGAAATTTGGCAAGTGCGTGCTGAATGCATAGGGGTATTGGGGCAGGTTTTTTAAAGGAAGGTTTTCTAAAGTCCAGCTTGTATCTGAATTTCTAACTAAACGCTTTGTTTGCAAGTCCTCATGGCAAAGTATCAATGTATCTACCGCTTGAGTGTAATTTATCTCATCAAGCATAGCAGCCGTAATAGGTGTGGCGGCTATAAAATCATTGCCCGTTCCATTAATATTTGCTTGAAGAACTCCAGCCTTAAAAACGTAAATCCTTTGATTAACAAAAACCAAAGAATAGCTATCAGTCACACTAAACTCAAATGGAATTATCTTAAAGTCAGTAAAGCCTGTGCCAAAGTCATAGACAAATCTTAAACCCTCACGGCGCTTAAAGCCACCTTGCGGCTGAATGACTACATTGGTGGCTTCTTCAACAGCGTTTTGATATTGTGCCAAATCTGTTCGAGCGCGAAGAAGCGGATCAAGCTCACCAACAGAGAAATTTGTTTGGAACTGTACAACCCGCATATTAGTTTCTCACATTAATTAAAGAATAATCCTCAATAACTTGTGGCAGCTTGCCACGGCTATCAATGTTTATTGCTTCTCGCATTAAACCACCACGGTTAGCATCCGCTGGGGAGCCAAACGCCAGGGAGCGAAAATAGTCTGATTTAGCTAATTGGTCAGTAATTACAAAGCCAAGCTCTGCCGCTAATGCTGTACGAAGCAGTCTAACAAAATACACTGGCATTTTAGCCTCTGAAACTGTGCTTTGATAATCAATAAAAACCGTTTCAAAATTTGTAAATAATTGGTCACCGTAAATATCCCATCCATACTTTGCAGAAGATTGATTAGTGCCGTTGCTAGGAAATAAAGCAATAACACCAGATAGCATATCGCCTGGTAGCTGATAGGCATACTTCCATTCATCAAGTGGGTTGGTAGATAAACGAGCAATCTGAACCTTCTTTACGCTCCAGCTCCACATATAGTTTGCAATGACGTTATCACGAAGATCAGGATACAAGCGATCACAAGCTTGTGCGCCATCACTGCCCTCTGTGAAAGATGATATAGGAGCTGCGCCTAACAATATTAGAGCGTCCGAACATATTGAAAGCGAAGTGTCACCAGCGGCCATGAGCGTTCTCCAAGAGGTAAGAAAGGGGCGGCGAACCGCCCCAGTCTTTTAGGTTACACCAATTGCTGTTC